TCAGGCGGCCCTCTTTTTTCGCTGCTTCGTAGCCAGGCTTTTCGATGTTCGACGCCCAGCGCGAACGTAAGGAGCCAGGACGGCCCTGAGATCGTCCAAGTGGGCGTCCGTCAAATCTAGTTCGTAGGTGGTGGCGTCGAGCTCAAACAAGACCGTGCGGCCCATCCCTCCTGGAATGACTGAGCCGTCGAGGTCGTCGATGAGCTGGGTGATGGTTCGTTGCGACATGCGTCCAGGCTCTCATGTCAGAGGGCGGCCTTACCCTTCGTGTCGTGGCAGTTCAACCCGACAAACGTTCCCGGCAAGCACGACTCGAAGCGGACGGCCACAACCTGACCGAGCGGTACCGGGTGGGCGTCTACACGTTGCAGGCGATGGCGATGTACACGAACCCGCGCGGTTACGAGATCCGCTGCGACCGGCCAGGTTTCCCACGTGGTTACGGCGTCTCCTACGACGCGCACGACGGGTGGGTTGTGTACGACGGTGACCAACGGTTCGCTACACGTATCGGACCGCTGGCATGCCTTGAGTGGTTCGCACGACGACACGGATAGCCATCGTTCACTACCGGAGAAGACACCCCGTTCCCTAAGATCCACCTATGAAGGATCAGGGTGAAGAGAAGCCAGGACGTAGCCGTCCGCGTTGGCTTCAACATGGCAACCGCAAATCAAGCGTATTTCTTGTGGGTGGAAGCCTCGTTGTTGGGGTGTTAGCTGGCGCAGGTGGGGCATTTGCTGTCGTCCCTGCGGCAACAGAGACAAGCGAATACGTCGCTCTTCAAGAGCGTATGGGGCGCACTGCTGACTCAACTAGCGCCAAAATTACCGACCAAAGCAAACAGATCCGTGAACTGGAAGAGGCTGCCGAAGCTGTTAAGGCGCAAGAGATTGCTGCCAAGGAGAAGGAAGCTGAACTTGACGCACGCGACGCCGCATTGGATGCTGCTGAGCAGGTAGTAGCGGACAGCAAGTTTTCAGATGGCATCCATCTCGTCGGCACCAACGTTGCTGCGGGCGTCTACTCTCTTGCGGACAGCTCCGACTGCTACTACGTCTGGAAGACAAGCACTGGTGCAGATGCCGACATCATTGACAACAACATTGTCAATGGCCCTGCAACTGTCACCTTGGTAGATGGTGACATTTTTGAGACACGTGGTTGTGGAGAATGGTCGAAAGCTAGCTAGCCCAAAGGAGTAAGCCCCCGCACTACCCGTAGAAGGTAGTGCGGGGGCGATGCTGTTTCTTGTCAGCTTTCGACGCTGGAGCGGGGCACTGACCCCAGGCCGACCTTTGTCAGCCACTGGTTGACGGCAGGGATAGCCATGACACGGGCCAGGGCCGTACTGACGGCGGCAAGTGTCGCAATAGAGCCGGTCAACCAGACGACGGCCGGTCCTGGCAGCACATCCTGCACGGCTTCGAGAACAGCGGGAGCCACGGCGGATACGCCGGCGAGCAGAAGCGCACCCGAGACGAGGACCTGTGCGCCTGTCCGCAGGGCCCGCTGTGTCTTGAACCAGATTTCCTGTACGCGGATGGTGTCAACGTGTGTCATGAGTTGCTCTCCTTCATGTCGCGTCGGATGTCCTGAACGGCAGCGTGCGGGTAGGACATCGCGAGGATCTCGGCCTGCTTGTTCAGCAGTTCCTGGGTCTTGTCGTCAAGGCCTCTGTCACCGGTACCAAGGGAAGACATTTCCCCTGCCCTGTCGACGACGGCCCCTACAGTTGCGTCATCGGCATCCTGTGTAACGAGCACCGGAGCCACAACTGAGGGAGAAGTCTTATGAACGACAGCTGGATTCTTATCAACGGCGAAAAAATTCGCTCGAACGCCAGGACCATCGTGCAGCTCACGACGGTAATTGCCTATCTCGCGCGCAAGAACATCACGCAGATCCTTGTCATTGAGGGGACGGACCAAGATGGTCGTGACATCCGTCAGATGGTTCTCGTCAACGCGGCAACGCAATTCTCCGCCCACGTCGGCGCGGAGACTGGAGGGGTCTTCATTCCGTCGATGACGCCCAACGTTGCTGAAATCTTCGCGAACATGGCCGCTGAGAACGCCGAAGACGACCAGACTGACTCCAGCAATCAGTAGTCGCTGCACGGGCGTCACGCGACGCCGTCCTTCGAACCAGTCGTTTCGACCGAATTGCCTACCGCGAGCGCTTCGACCTCGGAATCGAGGGCGTGCTGCACGCGCTGCGTTTTGAACCAAATCTCCTGGATGTTGCTGGTGTCAATGTGGGTCACTGGGGCTCCTTGTGCTCGTGGTGGATGAACGAGTTGAGGTCGACGTCCTCGGTGTCCCGAAGGATGGCGACGAGCGCGATGACGAGGCGAACAATCGCTATGAGGAGGCCTGAGTAGACGGCGATTCGGACGAACTCGACGCCGGGATACGGGGCGAAGGCGAGGTGGAGTGTGTTCATGGCGAGAACAGCGGCCAGGGCGAGCACCGCGTACATGAGGGACCGGCCTGGACTGGTCTTGCGCCAGTTGGAGAAGGAGGCGTAGATGATTACGAAGAGGATGGCTGCGACACAGGCCGCACCAGCGATCGCGTTTGGGATGACGTCGAGCCAAGCGATGCCGTTGCTGATTGGTCTCACTTGCGTGCCTCCATGGCGATGACGAGTGCGTCACCGAAGTTGTTCTTGATGCGGCGGCGTTCAAGAGAGTTCACGATCTGGCGCACTTCCTCCGTCTGCGACTCGACCTTCTCGAGGTCTGTGGTCGCGGCGCGCTTCGCTTCTTGCGCCTCGAACACGTCAGTGCGGGGTGGTGCCTTGCGTCTAAACGGCCACATCTGAACCTCCCGTCATGTGCGGGATCGTGTGTTCGTCGGGTACGGGTGGCAGGAAGTCGCGGTAAAACTTGTCCGCAATCCTGACGCCCGCGAGAAGTGCACCGTTCTGCTCGAGCGCCGCTTTCCGGCCTTGCTCTGAGGTGCCGTGTGCTTCTTTCCACTCGTCGCCGCGGGCACGTTCACGTTCCAGTTCGCGCCTATGAGTTGTGATCGGCACGAGCCTGCCCGTGATGATGAGTACCACCACGGCGACAACAATCGAACCGAAGCCGACTTCGGAGTAGTCGCTGAGAAAGGTCAACAGATCCATTTGCCCTCCCCAGGGTTAGGTGGAAAGGTCAGGCTTTGAGCTTGGCAATGCGTTTGCCGACACCGTTGCTGATGGTGTTAGCAAGAACTTCGACCCGAGCCTGCGACTTCTTGATCGTCTCGAGGTTGTTCACGATCGTGTACTTACCGGTCCCGATCGTTGCGGCCTCGAGGCGGGCGACGGCCTGCTTGGCCGTGTCCGCGTGGTCGCGTGCAGCCTTCGCATCTGCGGCAGCCTGCTTGAGGATCTTGCGGTCGTCTTCGGTCATGTCGTCGTCCTCCTGGGACTCTGGGATGGGGGCTGGTGCGGGTGATGTGACCGGTGTGCCTTGCTGGTGCCAGGGTTCGCCGAAGCCGCGACCGGTGTTGTCCCAGCCGTGCTTTTTTGCAACGCGCACCCAGATGAGGTGGTTGGGCGACAGGAACGACGTGTCGATGCCCGACCACAGGTCGAGGGCCTCGCCCAGACGGTGGCGGGCGTAGATGCTGCCCGGCACGGCGGCCGTCGCGACTCCTGTGCGCTTGACCCAGTAGCTGCCCTCGTACAGGACGCTGGTCGGGTAGTCGACGCGGTAGTAGCGCTCAAGGAAGATGCGGCGCTGCTCGGTGTCCGACCGGTATGCCTCGGCGACGTAGACCGGGCGGCCGGCCTCAGCACGGAACTCTGCTGCGGCGGCCTGGAACGGCGCGAGCAGCGACCGGGCGATGTACTGCGGGCCGTTGGTGATGACGTCGGCGGTGTTCGGGATGAGAACGAGATCGGGTGCGTCGCTCATGGTGCTCCTTCGGGAACGACGAAGGGCCCCACCAACCGGTGGGGCCCTTCTGGCGGGGTGCTACTTGGCCAGGGCGGCCAGCGCAGCGGTGAGGGACGTGCGCTCGGCGGACGACAGCCCGCGGGGGTAGATGATGATCTCCTCCACGTCGAGCTGCGCCATGCCCGTGTTACCGAGACGACCGACGTACATCGCGGTCGCACCCTCGGACCCGGCAGCACCGGCCGTGTCCGCGCCGGTGAGGCCGGCCACGGAGTTGTTGCCGTTGAAGACGCCGATGAAGACCTGGGTCGTCGTCGGCACCGCCGCCGGGTTCGTCAGGGACACGCCCGCGTTGATGACGAGCTTTCCGTCGGTGCTGACGAACAGCGACGACCGGGAGCCCGCGGACTGCCCCGCACCGACGATGCCGTTGTTGGCCGCCGTGCTGATCGCCCGCAGGCGTCCGAGCACGACAACCGTGTGCGGCTGCGTCCGCGTCGCGGCAAGGGACAGTCCGTCGGTGGTCCCGTTGAAGCGGACCACCTTCCGGCCGCCGTCGCCGATCGCGAGCGTTGGCGGCGTCCAGGTCGACTCGGGCTTGAGCGCGGTGCGTGCGACGCTCATGAACGCGCGGACGTCGGACCCGACGGTGAGCGGGATCTGGTCGGCCCGCCACCGCTCCGACCATCCCTCCACCGGCAGCGCCGGCAGCGCGGGGATAGTGACGCTCTTCGCCGCCAGAGACATGGGCGACATGATGAGCGCCTGCAGCATGTACCGGCCCTCGTCTTGGTAGATGCGGTCGTTGCCGTGGACGTCGTCCGCCATCCACCCCTCGGCCGAGGTCTTCTCGTACGACCCGTACCGGTTGAACAGGTCGACGAACGGGTACCGCAGCGAATCGAGGGCGGCGACGTACTGCGCCTCCCGGGCCGCTCGAGCAGCGACCGACGGGATCATGGACTTGAGGACGACCGATGCGCCCGCGGACTCGGCTGCCGTGATGAGCTGCCGGATGTTCGCGGTGTACGTCTCGACCGATGCCTGCGCGGACGGGATCGCGTCGTTGATGCCGAGGTCGATGATGACGAGGTCCGGCTGGTAGGCGGACATGTACGAGAACGCGTTCCACCCGTTCGTCACGGTGTTGTCGTGATACGCGACCCAGTCGCTTGTCGTCGACCCGGACACCGACGCGTTGCCGACGATGACCTTCTTCTGAGACGACAGCCGCGGCTCGATACCGACGATCGTGACGTTGCCGGCCGAGCCGGAGTTCGTGATCTGCACGACGTTGTTCCCCGACGCCGACCCCGCGACGACGGTCATCTTGCGGATCTCGCGGACGGACTGCGACCCGGTCTGCACCGTGTTCGTACCGCCGCCGGTCGCGACGGCGGTGAGCTGTCCGTACGTGGCGTTGTTCGACACGGCGTAGTAGATGTCGTACGTGTTCGCGTACACGCGCGGGTCGTTGTAGACCAGCGCACCCGACCCGGGGGCGGCGACGTAGTTCGTCTGCTTGCCGCCGAACCCGACGTAGGTCGCGCCGGCGGCCCACCCCGCGCCGAGCGTCCACCGGGTGTCGTACGGCTGCGCGGAGCTGTTCGACTTCGGGATGCCGAGCCCGTGCGCAGTCGGCACGACGAGGTCGTCCATGAGCTGCGCCAGGAACGAGGGCCACGACGTGCGCTGCGGGAACGAGTCCATGCTGGACCCGCCGACGCCCTGCCCCGTGCTGTCGCTGACGACCAAGATCCGGGCGTCACGGATACCGTCGCGGACAGCGCCGAGGGCGGCACCCCAGGGCCCGTTGTTGATCGTGTAGACGCGGCGCGAGTTCGACAGGATGGTGGGCTTGTCGAGCAGCGGCGCGAGGTCCAGCGCCTGCCCGGTCTTCGAGTCCTTGCCAGCGCGGATGTAGTCGGCGAGGCCCTGGTCCGTGGGAACGGCGGTCAGCCCGGGCAAGCCGCGAGCACCTTGAGGGCCTTCGGGGCCGCGGATGGAACCGAGGTCGACGATGGGCATATCTACACCTGCCTCTGGACTCTGCCAGTGATCGAGTTGACCCACACCAGGCCGACTGGCCAGGGCTTGGGTGCAGTGGGTTGCCAGGCAACATCTGTTGATGGTGTGGACGGGGCCTTGAGGAGATGCCCGATAGGTCCGCCGAGCTCTGGAACGTAGAGGCGCGGCTCGACGTAGTCGTTGTCGGGTGCTCCCGACACCGGGTCCAGCCATGCGATCCGGATCTGGAACCATCTGTCGTCCGCGGGTACGAGGTCGACCTCGAAGTACCCGCTGGTCCCAGGAGTGACTGTGACTGGGCGTGTGGCCATGAGGCGACCCCCGAAGACGCCAGCTCCCGAGGGGATGAAGGCAATCTCGGGGCGTAAGGGCGCAAGGGACGCGTACCCGAAGTCGGAGAGCGTGCCGGTGACGGTTGCCATGGGGGCCTCCTAGGTGACGCGGACGAGCGCGCCCGTGGCGTTGTGGACGAGGACTTGGCTGTAGCCCGATGCGTTGGCGGCTACCTGCTGCATGGCGAGGACCCGGATGCCGCCGGCTCGGATCACGAATCCGTCGCCTGTCGTGACGTTCACATTCGCGATCGTGACGAGGTCGATCAGCCCCGCGGCAGTAAGAGACATCGACTGGTCGGAGTAGAGGCCGCCGTTGCCGCCGTTGTACGACGGCCCGAAGTGCAGAACGCCGGCGCGGATACCGCCCTGGCCCTTGATCTCGACGTCGCCGGTGATGGTCGTATCGCCTCGGATATCCGTCTGCCCGTTCAGCTTCGTGACGCCGGTAAAGGTCACGTCACCTTGAACGATGAGCTCGCCGGTGACGGTGGTCTTGCCCTTGATGTTCAGCGCCCCCTCGATGACCATCGTGCCGACGACCGTGGTCTCGCCCTCAACGCGAAGTGGACCGATGATGGTTGTGTTGCCGCGGATGTCGAGGTTGCCCGAAACCGACATGGGGCCGGTGAAGTCCGCATTGCCCGATAGAACCAAGCTGCCTGTGACGCGGAGCTGACCGGAGACCTCCTCGAGACCTTCTACGTACAGCTGGCCGGAAACCCGGCCGCTGCCCTCGAGTAGGAGCGAGTCCTGACCCGCGATGCGTAGACGTCCTTCCGTGACGGATGTGTTTCCGCCCGGTGAACGGGTCTCGAGCTGTCGAAGTCGACGGAGAATGTCAGGGATCTCCGACGCGTTCGTGTTGTCGATGCGTCCCATCAGACCCCCTGCTTGAGTTGAACTTGGAGGGCGATCTTGTCGGTGAGGTCGCCGGAGTACCCGATTAGTCGGTAGTCGTGCCAGCCGTCTTCGATCCAGATGTGGTTCTTCGTGTACAGCCGGAGGGTCTGCCCCAAAACGAGGTCGTTCACGCCCGGCTTGTCGCCGGCCATGATGCTGAAACTCATCTGCTCCGTGGGCACGCGGAACGTCTGTAGGTCAGCATCGGCATGCTCCTGCAACCAGTCGAGGCGTTTCATCTGCCCATAAGGCTCGATGCGCTCAAGTGCGGGCTGCGCGGTCTCTGCAAGGGCTTTGCGTACGAGCATGTCGCGTTCCTGACCGTCGCCGATCGTGTAGACCATGTTCGCTGTCTTGGACCCGTCATGGACGATCTCGAAGTCGGTCACCCGTGGACGCTCGTCAGCTGTGAGATTCCACTCAAGGGTCTTGCCGTCGGTGAGAGCCCCGACACGGGCTTGCCACTCGAGTGTCTTGCTTGCTGACCATTGCTGCTGGAAGTCGATATCGGGTCCGCCGTAGGCGTTTTGCAGCTCCGTCATCTCGGTCTCGATGACTGGAAAGTTGTAGTCCCACCAGGTCCGAGTGTGGCGGCCTACGACATTGCGGGGTGGGACACGGACGGGGAGACCCCAGTTGCCTCTGATGCCCTGCATGCCTTGCCAGATGAGCCAAGAGACGAGCGATTCCAGCGTGTTGTTCCCGATGGTGAATCGGCCACCGCCCTCACCTTGGTAGCCGTTCTCGCCGAAAGTGAACCGACGTTTGAGGATCTCGCGTACCTCGGAGTGCTGGACGACAACGGTCCCGGCCTGCTCGTTCATGGTGCGCTGGGTGATCAGTCCTGCGTAGCGTGGAACAGCGTCCCATGACTGGACAAGCGTTCGAGCCCACGGCGCTGTCAGCGCTTTCCTCTGCCGCTGGAAGCTAGCCCGGTCACCCGTCACACCGATCTCACGAGTGACGAATGTGTGGGTGCCGCTTCCGATGCCGTTGAGGACTCGTGAGAACGATCCTGCGCTGGGGTAGAGCGAGTCCAAGCGTTCACCGGTGACGGTGTCACAGATGTCGAAAGTCCACATCAGATAAAGGTGTCCCTTACGAGCTCGGTTGCTTGGATGGTGCCGCCGTCAGGCACGATCCGCTGTGCGATCTGCTGTCCGGACGGAATGACCCACGTGTCGGCCTGTGAGGCAATCCCGAAACGAAGCTCCCCGCCGACCGTGATCTGTCCACTTCCTAGGTCGATCACGTGTGGCGCGGCGGGGGTGACGGGCTCCTGCACTTTGTAGACGGTGCTGTTGGGCCCGCCGATGGTGTAGCTCGGCGCATTGCCCGTCACCGTGATGAAAGGAGAGGCGTCGAAGTTCCCTCGGTGGTAGGCCGTCCACCGGCCATCGGCGGCGGATGTGAACTCCTGGGCCCCGCCGTACTTTCGCGGGTTGTGGAACCACATCTGGATCTGGAAGTCGGCAAGCTCAGGGTTCGAAGATCGCGGTGCGAACCGGGTCCTTGCGGCCAGACGGCCTGTAGCGAACTGGTTCCCGCTGTCACGTTGCACCAGCATGCGGCCGGCTCCACCACCGGCCAGCAGACCAGTCAGCCGACTGCCTATCTGCTCTGTGCTCGCTTGGCTCGAGCCGATGCATACACCGGACACTGACGCGACCCGGGCGGAGAGGAAGCCGAACGCGTCGAACGAACCGTGTGCGTTGGCCCGTTCGACTTCCGTTCGGCGTATGTCGACCCCGTCATCCCACCCGGTGAAACCATCCGGCTCGATGAGCAAGTAGTCACTCGCCGGTGCCGTTGACTCTTGCCCGTGGAAGGTCAAGCCTGCGATGTCGATCAGAAGCATCAGGCCCTCCGGAGCTGCCAATTGATGGTGTCGCCAGCGATCTGCCCGACGGTCGCCGCGTCCATGCCGTCCACAGCGTGGACATCGACCTGAACGGTGGTCTGTGTCGTCGGCCCAGAACGTCCGCCGGACAGCTGCTCGAGGTTCCTCGGCGACAGCGGCACCACGGCCTCGTCGTAACGTCCCTCGCCGACGATCGCTGGGATCCCACCGGGTCGGCGGGATACGATCCCGCCCTCGGCGAGCATCGGGATGTTAGGGATGGCGAAGCCGAAGCTGCCGCCGCCGATGCCTGGCACCCAGTCCGGGATGGCGACCGAGATGCCGTTCAGAGAATTGATGGCACTGTTCGCCAGTCCGATCACGCCATTGATGGACGTCCGGATGATCCCCACGACGCCGTCGAAGGCATTGCGGACAGTGTCGGCGATTCCACCGAATGCTGACGCGAAGACCGCCCCGACGGTGCTGACCGTGGAGACGATGCCCGACCAGATGCCGGCGAAGAACGAACTGACGCCGGACCAGATGCTGTTCCAGACTCCACTGATCGCCGTGATGACTGTGGTGATCACTGTCCGGACCGTCGTGATGTAGGCGGTGACGGCGAAGACGATCCCGGCCCAGACGAGCGCGAAGAAGGCACTGATGCCGCCCCAGACTGTGGACCAGACCGTCATGATCGTCGTCACGATCGTGGTGATGATCGTCTGCACCATGGTGATGTAGGTGGTGACTACGAACACGATTGCCGACCACACCGTGGACACGATCAGGCTGAGCCCAGTCCAGAAGGCGTTCCACAACCCGACCACGAATGCGACCACTGTGGAGATGACGGTCACGACCATGTTGATGTAGGTAGTCACCGCGAAGACGATGGCCGTCCACACGACCGTCACGATCGACACAAGGCCGGCCCAGAAGGTCTGCCACGCGTTGACGATTAAGTCGATGCCGATCGAGAACGCGTTCTGGATCCACGTCCACGCGGTTCCGAGGAACGACATGAACGAGGCCCATGCGTCCTGCCCAACCTCGGTCTGGGTGAAGAACCAGATAAGGCCGGCCACGAGTCCCGCGATCAGCGTGATGATGATGCCGATAGGGTTCGCGCGAAGGACGGCGTTGAATGCCTTCGTGACGACGATGCCGACCTTCTGCGCCGCCGTGACAGCTTTCTGAGCGACCGCCTGAGCGGTCAGTCCGATCGTGGATGCCGTGATGGACCCAGTCGCGGCAATCCTCGTAGCAGTCGACGCCCGTTCGAGACCCATCTGTCGGATCGTGGCAGCGCTGCTGCGATTCAGGGCTTGCGTGCGCGCGATGTCGGCCGCGATGGAAGCGATCTTGATGGGAAGGCCGATGACGGCCGCGGCTGTCGCCGCTACCTGCGCTGACCGGTACACGACGAACCCGGCGGCGAGCGCGAGGATCAGAGGTGTGAGCAGCTGCGTGTTGTCGCCGAGGTAGCCGAGGATCTCCGAGAACGACTCGAGGATCGGCACCAGCAGCGGGAGCCCGCTCGCGACGACTTCACCAGCCGCGCCGGCGATCTGCGAGAAGCCTTTACCGACCTGCGCGAAGAACGGCAGGAGCGGCTTGACTGCGCCGCCGATGCTGGTCAGTGACGTCGACATTCCGGAGAAGTCTCCGGACTGGGCTGACGAGAAAAGGTCGGTGATGGCGTCTCGGACGGTGAGGATGAAGTCGACGAATCCGGAGTCCTCGGTGATGCTGAATGCCGACCCGAGCTGGCCGGTGAAGTCGCCCTTGACGATCAAGTCGTAGAGGCCTTGGACGCCGCCGACGACTTTTCCGAAGTCGATGCGGTCGATCCAGCCTGCGAGGGCTGCCATGCCGTCGACGATCTTGGTGTTGAAGGTGTCGGCGTAGGGCTGCAGTGCAGTCGCGGCCCGGTCGACGGCGTTCATGATGGACGTGAACAGGGCCGGAGCGCCTGCGACGCCGCCCTTGAGGAACATGGCTCCGAGACGGCCGAGAGCGGCTCCGACGTTTGCCCAAGCGCCGCGGACGGTCTGGCCTGAGGCGAGGGCTGCGCCGCCGATGTTGTCCTCGATGACCTTGCGGAACGTGGCCGAGTCGACCTCGCCCTTCTGGACCATCTCGGAGAGCTTCTCGGCGCTGACGCCGTACTCATCCTGTAGCCATTGGAAGATCGGGATGCCACGGTCGGCGAGCTGGTTCAGGCTGTCGGTGTAGACCTTGCCGCTCGTCGTGGTCTTGTTGATGATGGAGCCCATCTCGTCAAGCGAGACGCCCGCGATGGTGGCGGCGTCGGCTGTCAGAGACAGGTACTTCGTCAGGTCGGTGCCGGGCTTGATACCGGCGGCGACCGCGGAAGCTGCGACGGTGGCTGCGTCACCGAGACCGAACGCGGTGCCCTTCACGGACGCTAGAGCGCTGTCCATGATCTTCGCGATGCCATCGACGTTGTGACCGAGGCCCTTGAGCTTGCCCTGGGCATCATCGATGTCGAGGAGCCGGTCGATGCCCTTCTTAGCGGCGACGCCGGCGATGGTCGCACCGATGGCCGTGACGGCACCGCCGATTACAGCGGTCGTTTTCACGGCCATCGACCCGACGGACTTGAGGAACCCGCCCGACATCTTGGAACCGACTGACGTGCCGAGGCTCGCCGGGTCGATCTCCTTCTCGATCAGCTTCCCGGCACCCTTGGCGACCGGGACGACACTCACGTAGGCGACGGCAGATTCGGTCGACATGCGTCATCCCCTGTTCTTCCGCAACACCTCCCGCGCTTCGGCAGGGGAGAGGGACGTCTTGCCCAAGCGGCTCGTGTTGTTGTCTTTCCAGGGGCGTGGGTACGGCTTCGGTTTCCGCTTGCTGTTCGCGGAATAGAAGGCGTCGATGAAGTCGGCGACGGCCATCCATTCGCGGCTGACGGGGTAGTCCCAGCCGGCGCGGGCCGCGTAAAGCACCGAGGATGGGTTCCGCGTGGCTACACGCAGAAGGCGGTCGACCTGTACGTGGTCGACCGCCTCACCAATGTCCTCAACGCGGATCCCGAGCTTGTGGAGCTCCCAGAGGAGCTCGTCGGGGTAGGACTCCGCTAGTTGCCGGAGTCCTTCGATTCCCCCAGGCCGACGTGCCCCGACCATGCTTCGAAGACGGGCGCGAGGTCTTCCATGTCGAGCACGGCCTTGAAGTCGTCGGGGACGACGAGGTCGTAGAACTTGTCGATGACCGCGATGCCGACCTCGCGCTTGTACGCGTCCTGCGCGTCCTTCGCGGGGTTGCGCGGGGCCTTCGACTGCGCCTGGATGGTCATGATCTCCGACGGGATGCGGCCCGTCAGGGTGTATGTGGGGCCCCCGTACTCGACGACGAGCGGCGGGCGGGACTTCGGCTTGATCTGGACAGGTGCGTTCGCGGGTGCGACGTCGGTCATGGTGTTCTCCTGGCTCGGTAGAAGATGCTCGGTGGGTGTGGCGGCATGCCGGGACCCGAGCGCCCCGGCATGCCGGTGGTTCACTTGGTGGGCGCGGACGCTTTCCGAGTGGTCTTGGGCACGGCCACCGGTTCGCCGGCCGGAGCGCCCTCGTCGGACTGCTCGCCGGCGGGGGTGGGCTCGACGGTCGGCTCGGTAGCCGTGACGTTGTCACCGGTGACGGGGACCCAGAAGTTCTTGTCCTGAGCCGCTCGCTGTTCTGCGGTGACCTCGCGGATCTCGTCCGTCTGCACGTGGCGGGTGTACATGCTCACTCCCCGTCGGTGGTGTCGAGGGCGGAGTACCACTTGACGGCGGAGTAGGTCTCGCCGGCGATGGTGACCGAGTAGCCAGTGACCGTGATCTCGTAGCCAATCGGCTCGCCGTTCGCGTAGACCTGGTCTCCGACTTCGGTGACTTCACCCGACGGGACCCAGATGCGGATGAGGTCGTCCCCGTCGATGACGTCGACGACGTAGGACTTGCGGCCACCGGTCTTGCCGGGATCGATCTTGATCGACCCGTCGGCGGCGACCGCGGTGCCGTAGTACGCCTCGACCGTCTCCTTCTTCGTCTCGATGAGGGTGCCGGTGTATTGGATCGACGACTCGGTCACGTTCTCACGGACGAGGGCCGAGTTCTGCCATGCACGGATCTGGTTCGTGGACCGGTCGCGAGTCTCGGTCAGACCGTCCTCGGACAGGTAGCCGAGGTCGGCCATGGTGACGGGCAGCTGACTGGTCGCGCTGGTGGGTGCGGTCGCCGTCGTGGGGCCGACGTACCACGCCCCCGTGACCGCGACGCGGACGTTCTCTGAGTTCAGGGCCACGAGGCCCCCCTTCCAGTAGTTGAGTGGCGGGCATGTGCCCCTTGCGTTCCCGGCTCGGTGGGAAGAGTCCCGGTGTTCCGGGCATGCGAAAGGCCCCGCCAGACGGCAGGGCCGAAGTGAGTGGTGGGTCAGACGAGGTTGCGGCCGCGATGCCCAACCTCGAGCTGAGCGGTCTGCTTAAACCAGCCATCCGCCGCGTAATCCTCGTTCGGACCTCCGTTGACGGCAGCGCGTGTGAATGGCTTCCCGTCGACCATCCCGCCGTTCCCTCGGCTGGTAGCCAGGGCCAGGACCAGGTTGATCAGGTCGACCGCTTCGAACTCGTCACGGCAGATGACGTCGACAGTGACGTAGCTGGTCCGCAGCGTGTCCGCTGTGCCGCCGCCAGGTGCGACCGTCAGGACGACCGCTCGACTGAGTTCGGATGACTTGCGGTTCGAGACCTCGACGTCGGATGCGAACGGTTCGTCTCTCTCGCTCAACATGAAGGTGACGCGGCGGATGAGGGCAGCGAGCACGTCAATGTAGATGATGCCGTCCACGGGGCTCCTAACGGGGAGTGGCGCTACCCATGACGGCGCGCATCGCAGCGACGAGGGCTGCACGGGTCTGATGCTCGAAGCTGTTCTCCGCCTCGACACGGACGCGAACACGGGATCCACCGCCGGCCGCTGTCGTCCGGATCGCACGCACCGATGCGCCAGGGACCTGCGCTGCGATCTGGGAGGCGTGACGAGTGAGCTCGGCTTCCATGCCAGGTGACGCCATGACCTGCTCACCGAACCCGCGCCGGTTCAGAACCACACGAGACTTAGCCATCGACGTACTCCGTCCGGGAGAGCTGCACGACGGAACCGGGATCCCAGTTCGAGAAGCCCGACGACCAGTCCGCCTCGCCGCCGTTCACCTCGTAGCGGGTGCCGCGAACCGTGAACTGGTCGTCAGCGCCGATGCCCACCTGCTCGTTGAAGTAGAGCGTGATGCGCGTGCTCGAGGTGTCGGCGTCCGTGCCGGTGACCTCGTCGCCTAGGTTCGGTGCGACGAGAACCGAATTGATCGGGTCGTCGATGAGCTCGAAGACAGGCTTGCCGTACCTGTCGAGCTCGGCAGTCGCTACCCGGTGGTGCCACGTGACGGTCTCGCCAGCCATCAGTACCCCTGGATGATCGAGCCGTACGAGCGGACCCGGAACGACCGGGCGACTTTGACGTCATCCGGTGCCAGGCGCGGGGCTGAACCCTGTGCCCAAGCTGCGTAAGTCTCCTGGACGCTGAACGGGCCGCGGGTCTCGCCACGCTGCGTGACACCGGCCTTGGCGCGCGGGTCGGCCTCAAGCAGCTGCGCAACGATGCCGGCAACCGTGAGGCGGGCCAGGTCCGGGACGGGGCCGCCGTGGCTGTAGTGGACACGGATGTAATCGCCCGTGGTGAGGCCAGCGATGTTGAGTCGCTGGCCGAAGAGTTCATGGGGGACGGGCTGAGCCTGCGCCCAGTCACCCGTCACCGAGATGACCTCGGCAACGGGCTTCTGGGGCAAGGTGACGGCACCGTCCGTGACCCTGAGACGGTTCCTGGACTCGCCAGCAGTGAACTGCTGACGGGCCTCGAGGCGGAACAGCTCAGAGGTCTTGTCAAGGTGCTCCTCAACGGAAGCTACCTCGGAGGCGGTGAGGTCACGGCCGAGAGCCGCCGAGACATCGTCGGTCGTTGCTAGTGCTTCGGCCATGACCTCGCTCCTTCCTTACGCGGTGGGCGCGGTGGTGCTGTAGGTGACCTTGATGGCGCGGACGAACTGCAGCGTCGGCTGGTTGTCGCCGTCGAGGACGAGTGAGCCATCCGCGTTGACCTTCGGGTCAGTGACCGGTGCCGCGCCAGTGAAGGCGTGGACGATCGAGCGGTCCCGGAGGTGGTCGCTGTCGTAGTCCCACAGCTGCGTGACGGCGAGACCGTTGCCGGCCGCGACACCACCACCCTTGGCGACACCGTTCGGGACCACCGGGGCGACGACCACCCATGCGATCGCCGACTCGTGGATGAAGTACGACGCGGTCGGGTCGAGCTCGTCGAGCTCCACGATGATGAAGCCGCCGAGGCGACCCACGACTCCGTCGCGCAGCGCCTCCGGCAGCCCGGACGTGTCGACGTCGAGCAGTTTGTCGTTCGAGGCGATGGCCTCGGAGATGTCCGCACCGACGATCCAGTACCGCCCGGTGGTCGGCACGTGCGCCTTCTGGAAGAGCTTGCGGGCGCGGATCGCGACCTTGCGGGGGTCGGACTCGAAGGGGTCGGCACTGTTTGGGTTGAACTTCACCGTGTTGACGAAGCTCGCACTCGTGAGCGCCGAGACCGTGACCGCTGCGATCGCGTTGCCGACCGCGTCGACCTGCGGTGCCTGCACGTCCCGCACGTAGTTGACCTCGTCGAGGGTCTCTTCCTCGGGCGAGAGCGCCACGGCACTGTAGATGTGCCGGTTCAGGGCGATCTGGATCTTGGTGTTGACGAGCTTGTCGATGACGATCGCGTCGTCGCCGCGCCACTCCTTCTCGCGAGCGACGAGGACGGCGGGGCGCTTGACACCGATGGTGTCGCCCTCGGCACCGCGGAAGTCCGCGACGCTGTACCGGGTGGTGAACAGGCCGGGGGCCTTGATGGTCTTGCGGAGCAGAGCCAGCGCGGTCTGCGCGAACTTCGTGCCCTTCGTGAAGATGTTGTCCGCCACGATTCCTCCTTAGTGGTGTGTTGTGGCCGCTTGGGTTCGTGGCGAACGCCAGCGGGGATTACGGCGTGGTTGCCGCCGCGACGATGTCGTCTGCCGACATCTCGCCGTCCTTGATGGCCGCACCGACCTGGCCCTGACCCTCAGCAGAGGGTGCAGCGGGCGGTGCGGGGACCAGCTCGAGCAGTTCGTCGGCGTGTGCTTCGAGCTCTTCGCGAGTGGAGCCACGGAGTGCGGACGCCTTGATCTTGCGATCGGCGAAGCCCTTCTCAGTGGCGATCTCCTCGCGGAGCTTGGCGGCGGCTTCCTTGGTCTCGCGTTCCGCGATGGCCTTCTCGGCTGCCTCAGCACGTGCCGTGATCTTCTCGATCTCGGACTTATTGGCCTCTTCGTGTTCGTCGAACTTCTTGGCCTTGTCGGCGTTCGACTCGGCCCGTGCCTCGTTCTTACGAGACAGGCCCTTCCACTTCTCGACCTCGGCGAGTGCCGCCTTCAGCTGCTCTTCTAGCGTTGCGCTCTCAGCGGCTTGCTGCTGCTGCGTGTCGTCGTCTGGCATCGTTATCTCCCGTTTCGGGTTGATAGTTGACCGTTTCGGTCAATCCCCACGGATGCGGGGAAGCTAATTGAGCGCTGCGATGTCCGGGGCGCTGGTGAACTTGTCGGACCGCCAGGCGAGGGTCGGTCCGAGCTCGCCGTGGTTGTTCACCACGATGAGGTCCGTGAAGTCACTGATCGGTTTGCCGGCCGATGACGTCTTGTCGAGGACGAGGTCTCGTGCGCCACGGTCAGTGCCGCCGAGTTTCCGGTCGATCAGCGCGTGTGTGCGCTCGAGCAGGTCGGGGTCGATGACCTGCCCGGGGTCCTTAGGTCCACGGATCGGTTGGACACCACAGTCGCAGCCAGGATGGATTGGCATGAGTTCCGACTTGTGGTACCGCTGCGTAGAGGCAATCACGCACAGGGCGCAGTTCTCGAGGCCGGTGATGACCCGTCGGTAGCCGTAGAAGCCTGAATCCTCGAGCGACCGTTGAGCCTGCCTGTTCTTCGCCTGCTGCAGCTCGGTTGACACGATGCTGACCATCCGGTCAAGCCCGTACGCCACGGCGGCATCGAACGCCGACCCGTTCGACAGTGCGGTGTACAGCGTCACCGCGCTTCGCCGGTACACGTCACGCGAGTCGACACCCCGGTAGCCGAGGATTGCGTCACGGTCGACCGTCGCGCCCCACGGTGTCCCCGTGAGCGCTGCAGCCTGACCGATATACGCGTTCGTCAGCGTCGCCGTAGCGATCTGGCCCGCCTGCACCTGAGGCATGATCTGTGCGATCAGCCGGTCGATGTCTGCATCTCGGTACGCCGGCGACGCATCCCACCGTGCAGCCGTCAAGGCAAGAGTCCGGTCACGGATCTGCGCCGTGGTCTGCTGGTGTGCTGCCGTCAGCTGCTCAAGCGTTGCCGTTGCCACTACCAGCCCCTATCAGCGTCGCCGCCAACAGCTGGTCGGTCGCAGCATCCGTCTCGTCCTGAGCGATCTCGTCCGGCGACGTGCCCATGATGTTCTGCTTGATCCACCGAGCCGACATGCCTGCATCCTTGGCCTGCTTTGCCGCCTGCGTCTTCTCCGTGAAGGAGACGTGCTCGGGCGGCATCCACAGCACCTCGACGGTCTCACCGTCGTCGATGCCCAGAATCCGGAGCGCCTCGAGTAGCGCGGCCGACATGGGGGCAGTCACCCGGGCGATACGGTTCTTCGCCTTCTGGATCTCGCCTTCCTTCGCGTTCGCGGCACCCTCAACCGACTGGTTCTCACCAGACGGGATGAACACCGAGATCGGCGTGCGAATCGCACCTGCGAAGTCGCGCGCATCGGCCTTCTCGCCCTCGAGCAGCGGGCGGATGTCGGTCTGTTCCGACTCCCACACGTCGATGCCCTCAGGCAGGTCCCACAGCGCACCCGGAGCGGGCTCGAAGACCTTCGCCCAGTTGATGTCGTTGCCGTCTTCGTCCTGCTCGGGCAGGCCACCCTTCATGGCGCGCTGCTTGAACGCCTGCATCGCGGTCACGACGAGACGCTGCAGCTTGCCGAGGTTGATGCGGTCGATGACGTCGATGTGTGGCTCGAACTCAGCCACACCGTCTTTGTTCTCGAGGACGTACACCGGGACACCGCCCGCGTACGTCTCGACCGTACCCAGGGGCTCCCAGTCGCCGGCAACGAGGCCGATGAGGGTGCCACTGATGGTCTTCGAGTCACGCACGAACAACTGTCGTTGGCCCGGCAGCCACACGAGTGCGTAGTCCTTGCCAGCATCCTGGTCACGCCACGCCTTGAGCGCCGCCCGAGCACGCCACGGCTGCGTCGGATCCGGTGCGGTGATGACCTGCTCAGGCATCTCCGACGTGATCACCGGGTCACCGTTGAGAACACCTGTCACCAGGTACCCGACACTCGTGGTCAGCATGTTCGAGATCGCATCGCCGAACACCACGTCGAGGCGGTTGTCCCGCCACACACGCCGTGCAGCGAGAACGCCCGGGCTCGTCATCGACGTACCCACACGGACACCGTTAGGGACCATGCGGCCACCCAGCGACTCACACGCCAGACCGCCGTAGTTGGTGCGTGCCTTCTTCTGGAACGCCTTCCACGTGGCCTTCGTGTTCGCACCCATCTCGGGCAGCGGTGCGTGACCGTTTGAGTACGACCGGTTCTTCGCGATGCGTGCCTGGCGGGCGTCGAGACGTGCCGCCAGTATCGGGAGCCATTCGGCAGGTGTGGTAGCCACAAGACCCCTTCTCAGTAGATGCGCCGCGCGCCCGTCTTCTTCTTTGTGAGCTTCGCGCCGAGGGCGTCGATGCCGGCCGCGTAGGCGAACATCGCGCCCCAGGTCGCGTCGATCTTCGAGCCGTCCTGGTCCTCGTCTGGCTTCTTCAGCACGTAGCCGGACCGGCGCGGGTCGCGACGCGCGTTGAGGAAGTGGGAGGTGAGCTCAGGCGAGCCGTCGTAGGAGATGTCTCCGGCGCTGATGGCCGACTCGAGCTGGTCGAAGGTGCCCGTCGTGCGGGCTAGGTCCTTCTGCCGCCACCGGATCGGTTCGTCGCGGGACATCCGGACCTTGAGTCGCTTCCCGTACTCGGCCTCCCACGTCTTCACGTGGCCCGCCCAGCCCGCGGACGGGTCCGCGTAGAACCCGACAACGTTGTAGTCCTTGAACGCCTGCCGGACGACCGCCTCGACATCGAGGACAGGCGGTCGCCAGCCCTCGCCCTTGGGCCCGTCGGGCTGTTCCCAAATGCCGATCTTGAAGAGGTGCTTCTGGGTGACGGAGTAGCCGACCAGGACCGTCGAGTCGGCGGTGCCGCGGCCGGGCTTGCGCCCTTCGGAGCCGTCGAAGCCGAGCGTGACCGGTTCGGTCTTCGTGATGACCTTGTCGAGGTTCTGAATCGCGCGAAGTTCGGGCTGCGAGACGAACGAGTTCGTCGCGTGGGTGATCTGGTTGAGGAAGTTCGCGCGGAGCGACTGGGGATCGTTGGACGTGTCGAGGAACGCCAGCATCTGCCGCTCGATCGGGGCCCAACCGGGCTCGCACGGTGGCTCGTGGATGACGCAGCCGTCGGGGTGATCCGAGCTGTCACCGTACGCGTACCGCAAGCCGTACTCGAGCGACGCGGAGTCCGTCGGATCGATGTCGGCGGGCGCTTCGCGGTGGTCGTAGTGGATCTGCCGCGCCTTGCTGAGGTCGACGTACTTCTTCGACTTGATCAGGTCCCAGTCCCGCGCCGATGCCTCAGCGACCGAGTTCTCACCCGGGGTGAACGCGTTCGGCGACTCGATCACGACGCCGGACGCCTTCGTCGAGTTGTCGCGGATGTTCTGGGCGAGGCGGATGCCGCCGTTGCCGCGGACCCACTCCTCGGTCTGGTCCATGATCGCCGCGACCTGGCCCGGGAGGCCCTTGATCGAGCGTCCCGACGACGTGCGGGGCTCGATCTTGCCGCCGGGGATCCCAATGAAAGTGTCCATCGGGTCGACGTCGAACTCGTTGACGAGCGCGTCTGTGCGCGCCATCTCGAGCATCGGGGCCCACGTGTTCTGCACCTGGTCGTCGGAGGTCGCGGTGATCGGGACGTTGATGATGCTCTTGAAGTCGGCCCAGGGGCGCGCGACGGGCTGCCCATCGGAATCCCAGCCGTCGGGGACGACCTCGAACAGTGCTTCGCTGATCCCGATCGACGCGAGGAGCGGGGACTTGCCCCACCCTCGGGGGCGCTGGATCACGGCGCGGGCCTTCACACGACGGTCGGTCGCCGGGTCGATCTCGTACAGACGCACCAGGAACTCGAGTTGTTCGCGCGAGACGACGTATTCCAGGTACTCGGCCATCTGGTCGGCGACGTGGTAGCCGAGCGTGGGGAACGTCTCGCCGTCGAGCGGTCGCCAGGGCATCAGTCTCCCGTCGCTTCCTGCGGCAGAGCAACGCCGCCGAACCGATCGCGCGAGCTCGAGCGGCGGGTGGCGGTCTTCGTCTCGGCTTCCTCGGCCTGCGCGAACGTGATCCGCAGGCGGGCACGGTCCTCGGGGGTTGCGCCGAACTTCGCTTCGCGCAGCCGGAGCTCGGGAGCGAGCTTGACGTTGCCCTCCCAGAACTCGGCGTGTAGGAGTGCTGTGTCCATGAGGAAGGACCAGTCGTTGAACGTGAACGCGGCGGCGAGCGGAGAGTCCCGCCACATCGCCCACCAGCGCACGGTGACCATCGGCCAGTCGACCTCGTCGCGCCAGGTGCCGTCCTCGTCGTCCTTCGCCTTGTATCGGGTCGGCAGCTCGGGCTGCTCGGCGATGATCGCTGGCAGGATCCGCATCGTGACGGGCTCGGCGTTGCGTCGGGCTCGCTTGTTCGCGGCCTTCGGTGCGGGTCCACGACCAGGCATCATGACCTCCGGAAGTGAGCAAGGCACCGACGCCGAAACTTCCCGGATGCCTCTAATCAGGCGGCTTAAACCGTTACAATGGGCAGGTGAGAACGTGTGAGTGGTGCGGTCGGTCGATCGTCGCGAAGAACCGGCAAGCCCGGTTCTGCTCGAGCAAGTGCCGCGTCTACGCGCACCGCAACCCGCTCCCGCAGGCGATGACTTCCGCCGGCCGCTGGGTTCGGCGCGATGCCCGGAAGGTGCCTCTGACGACTACCGGGACCTCGGCGAGTAGCACGGACCCGGCGACGTGGTCGACGCATGCCGAAGCTGCAGCATCGAGCGCCGGCGTCGGCCTCGGATTCGTGCTCGGTGACGGGTTCGCGTGCATTGACCTCGACCACTGTCTCGTCGACGGCGTCCCGACCGAAGCAGCGAAGGTCTTCCTCGAGCAATATCCGCGGCACCACGTCGAGGTCTCACCCTCCGGCGACGGGCTGCACATCTGGGGAACTGCCGAGCCCGGGCCTGGCCGGAAGGTCACCCAGCCGGACGGATTGCACGTCGAGCGGTACAGTCACGCGCGCTACATCACTGTCACCGGCCAGGTCTTCCAGCGCGGGCAGCTCCTGCCGCTGTAACGGTTTACGCCGTCAAGCGCGATCTGCGGGCCGATCTCGCTGCGGCTCGCCAACGCCTGCGCTGACGACCTTCGGCTGCGAGAAGCGGGCGTGCGAGCGGTGAGGGGGTGAAATCCCCAGACCCGTACACAGCCTTAGCCACAGCACCTCTACGCGCCAAGCCAGCCCGGGGGAGGGGGTGGAGCACCCTTGTGCGTGGCTGTGTCGGCGCGTGCGGGCAGATCGTGACGAGCGTGTGACCCGCCGTGTGGCCTGGCTCTTCAATGCCTTAGGCGGCGGCTGAGCGTGTCGTCGTTGACGTGCTCGCAGGCTGCGTGATTGCCGGCCGGTTCAGGTGGCTGGCAGTCGGTGGCGGGTGCGGTTGACGTGGCCTGTGGGTGTGGCACCTATCGAAGGCCGAAGTGTTTCTCTTGTGGCTTGCGTGCTGATGGTCGTGGCATGAACCGTCGTGCTTCGAGTGCTTCGCGTGCGGTCTTCTTGTCGTGGTGCCAGCGACACAGCCATTGCAGGTTCGAGAGGGCGTGGTTGTCGCCGTGCACGATGTGGTCGCAGTCAGTGCCGGCTTCGACGCAGCGTGTGCCGTCGCGCATGGTGGCTTGGCATCGTCCGCCTGCACGGTCGCGGGTGGCCGCTCGTCGCTCTTGCCAGTCGTCGGGTAGGCGTTCCTTGCGGGTGGATCCTGACCATTGCTGCCCCACGGGCTGCCCTCCCGGCATCGGTGTGTTACGGGGGTATCCGGTTAGCCGGGGAGTCCGGGTGTGTGCCCATCCGGGTTGTTAGGGAGTCTCGGTCAACCTGTCGACGGGGGGCCACGACGGTGCGTCCGCGGCGGCGCTGCACTGTGGCGCAACTGGGTGCGCGTTGTCGTGGATCCCTCGTCCGGGGTTCACTTGCCGCCTCAGTCGTTCGCGCTCGCATTCCGGTTCCAAGGCGCGTCCGACGCGGGGCGATCATCGGCCTTGCGTACCGCCTCCACGTCGTCACCACGAATCACGTCGATGAGCTTGCGCATCAGGAGGATTAAACGAACGGAGCTGTGAGCCACGAGACCGATGGCCAATTCGAAGAGCCAAGGCGCGAGCCATGTGCCTCCGCTTAGTGCTGCCACGCCGGCTGCCAGCGCCAGTCCTGCACCGACAAATCCGGAGGCTGATGTCGAAGTCCAGTTTCGCGCAAGGGTTTCGCCCGCCTCAACTCGGAAGCGTTGCCACCGGATGCTCTGCGGTGTGAGTCCGAAAATGATGACGACTCCAGCGAAGCTGCTCACTAAAGCAGCGGCACCGAAGAACGCCAGGTAGAGCGCTGACTGGACCCCGGCATCATACTGAATCATCGGTTCCCATATGTTGGGGACTGGTGTCAGCCATGTGAAGACGGCGTGGGCCAGGACCAGGACGAAGAGCGCGCCGTCCACGAGGATGGGGTGATCGACCACGTTCAGCTGGCTGCGCATCTGTGTTACCCCTTCGGAAGTCGTTCCCTGAACCTAGTGATGGCGTCGGACATTGCGCCGATAACGTCATCCGGAGTGAGAACTTCGTCCTCGGAGTCTCCGACTGCTTCTCGGAAAGTGACTCGGTCCATCACGAAATCAATCGGATCTTTTGATACGCCGGCCCCGTCGTCAGACGGTTGGAGCAGCGTCGCTTTCGCGTGCGTGTAGCTCCCCGACGAGATGACCTCGCGGACTCCCTCGATGAGGCTTTCGGCTCCTGCCTCCTCGGCGCGACTTCGGCCAAAGCTCACGGTGATCTCGACGGAGACTGCGCCTGCACCAGCGCCTGCAGCGCGCGCGACGGCCTGGCCGAGTTCGGACTTTCCCGGCAGGCGGTCTAGCCCCTCTGGATCAACCTTGAGATAAACCTTGGATGCGCCGACTGCGCTCGCCAACCTGTCGAGCTGGTCACGGTTGGTGTACGGCTCGAGAGCGAATGCGGTATCGCCCTCGATGAACTTGCCCACGGTTGAGATCCAGTCAGTGAGTGCTTCCCAGGTGGCCGCGCCTGAGGTACGTACGATCGCGACATACGCTGTGCCCGTCACTGGGACGATGTAAAGAGGTTCGACGATCGCGGCGATCCTGGCTCCCTCGTCGCCCTCGTCAAACTCGATGTCTGGCCAGTCAGCCCCAGGGCGTTGCTTGCCCACCCGGAGGTATCTGACGGCCGGCGAGATGGTTTCGGCCACTTCGCCTGTGAAGTGACGACGGTGGTAGTAGGTCTGCCTGTCTGGTTCGTCCAGCGACGCAACGTGTGCGAGGAAGTTACCCCACCAGTCCTTCCCGAACTGGTGTGCTCTCCCGTCCTTATCGATTTCTACCGCGCTGTAGAAGAAGACCGTGCGTGCCTTGCCTGCCATTGCCCCACCCCATGTTAATGAGGACTCAGCATGACACAGCATCGCTTTCGGAAGAGCGCTCGGTCTCAACTTTGGGGTCCTCGCCGCGCCGTGACCAGAGCAGGTAGCGATGATGACGAGGTTCCCCGGGCTCTCAGCGCAGTAAGAGTGTATGTCGCTCGGTCGCGGGGAAGTGTGTGGTGATGCGGGCGGGCAAGTTGCACCAATATGAGAGGTATGACTAGTGCCAACGCCCCGAAGAAACCGTGGCGAATTATGTTTCGGATGTACGGCTGGCTCGGGGACTCGGTTACCGCAGCCTTCTTTGTTGGCCTAGCGGCGTTCATGTTGTCGGCCGTAGCCCTTGCGTGGCCGAGCAATACGATCATCCCGGGCATCGTTCTCGTCGCGGTGGCGCTGGCCGGAGCAATCTTTCTAGTTGCTGTCCGCGTTGAAGCCTGGCGAGCGCATGAGGAACGGGAGGCTATCCACAAGGCTCTTGCCCTACTTCTCGACCAGGGGCGCGCGAACCGGTCGAGGTTGTTCCCGCAGAGCCTCGAGCTACGGGATGCGGCGCAGGACGTAGCAAACGATCTGGCCCCTGACCGGTACTAGGCGGCAGGTTCGGCGAACCGACGACGTCTCCGTTATGTGAAAACGCTCATTGCCTCGAGCCATCAGACCAAGCTGAGCGCCCGTGTCGTGGGCGTGACGGCTGCGTTCGGGGTTCTTGATGCAGCGCTCTCAATGACGGCTACCCGTGCCGTGCCCCTCATCAGCAAGTGCGTCCTGCTGGGTTTCAGAAGCCCTGCGCAGGGCGCTGGCTATCAGTATCTCGGCCATCGAGGGACGCGCTTGACATCATCTGCCTCTCGAGGGGGTTGCTTCGGTACGCAAGAGCGGCCAGGATCGCCGGGAGAAGTGCACGGCGACGTCCTGGTATCCAACCGCCGTCGTCCGCATATACCCAGCCATCGCCCACTCGATGGAACCTGATTCCAAGGAAACGGAAAGAGTACATGGGAGACTCCAATGGCTGAGAGAAGGCCGTCCATCCCATTGGCGTTGCAGCGAGCGGTCAAGGAGGAGTCCGGCTATCGCTGCGCGATTCCGACATGTAAGGGGACGTCCGCGCTCGAGATAGCCCACATCGTTCCGTGGGTGGAGGTTCGAACTCACGAGTTCGAGAACTTGATAACCCTGTGCTCTGTGTGCCACACCATGTACGACTTGGAAGGCAAGATTCCCCGCAAATCGATCCAGCAGTACAAGGCAAACTTGGCATTGCTTCATGGTCGCTACGGGGAGTTCGAGCGTCGGCTTTTAGAACAGTTCGCTCAGACCAACTCAAGCTCGGTCCAACTCAATACGGGCCGCGAGCTAGACCTTTACTACTTGCTACGCGATGGTCATCTCACGGCAAGAGCCGACAGTGGGGGCATGTTCATCGGTGGGATGCCGGTTGCTCAACTCGTGACCTATTCGTTGACATCGAGCGGCCAGGCTCTCGTCAAACGCATGAAGGCTGGCTCGCCACTGAGCTAGCTGCCCTGTGCCCCTCGACGGCAGGTAATGCAGCCTGCCGGATGGATGGAAGGCAGCACGAGGATGAGCCGGTGGGCGCTTGCAAACCCACAGCCTCCGGACGATGGTGCAGCTCGTCCGCGGCGACCCCTATGCTCAGTGAATGAACGATTGGCTGCCCTGGGTGCTTGCGCTGCTGCCAGTGGCCACGTTCGTCGCTGGTGTTATCGTCGAGCCGCTAAGGGCTGCAATCGCTCGCCACTTCGCCAAAAAAGACGAGGCAGCCAGAAGAGCCCTCGTTGCAGCGGAAGAGGACGCTGAGCGGCGACGACAACAAGAGATTGCGCGTGCCGAACGTCAGCGGTCAAGCGGTTCGCGTATTGCGCAAGAGGTCTTTGACATCCTCGACAACTTCTTGGCTATCGTGAACGGCCACCAGGCCACTTATCCGTTGTCATCAACAAGTCTCAACCGTCTGATTGGTGGCCTGCTCGAACGAATTCCAAGCCCGCAGGTCCGGAAGGATCTTAGAAATGGCCTCGACATCTTCTATGGGAGCCAGGCCACGATCGATCTGCTCTGGTCTGGTGATTCCATACAGTCGCTGCACGTTGATGTGTTGCAAAAAATGCGGACGGTCGTGGCTGGGTATCTGAATGAGGAGCAGTCGGATGAGGTGCTCTCGAACGATCTCAGCACTGGCGCGGACTTCTGCCGTGAGGCACTCACCGAATACGAGAAACAATTCGACCGATAGCAAGGGGAGCCGTCATGGCATTCACAAAGTATGATCTGCTGGCCGCGTTAATCGAGGCACAGGGTAAGGAATCAACCGACGAGGTCGGCTGGCATTACCTGCTGATGGGAGTGGTGCATCGGCTCGGGGAAGGGTATGGCAGCGAGGAAGCGCTGGCTGACGAGTTGTTCAACTTCCTTGCCGAAGCAACGGTTCCGGCGCAGTCAGAGGAGCCGGCATTGTCCGGAAAGCAGTAGCCCGCCCGAGGTAAGTACCGCGGGCGGACCTCTTGCTTGAGCAAAGCTTAACAGATATTTGAACAGGCCCTAGTTTATGCGGTCCGTGTCGCACCGCGTGTCTTCATGCGCAGCCTTTTTTCTCGCCAGAGGTCGAGGAGATCGTCGGTCTTGACGTAGACGCCACCTGCGAGCGTGACTGTTCTAAGTCCCTCGGCGATGTATCGGTTCAGTGTTTGCGGTGTGATGCCAAGTTCGAGTGCTGACTGTCGTTTCGACCACCATTCGGACTTGGGCTCAGCGTGTTCCTCGCGTAGTTCGTGGAGCAGTTCGCGAACGCGGCCGGCCTTGATAAACGACGCTGCGTCTTCGGTGTGTTCGCACTTGGAGCACCGGAGCTCGAACTGTTCGACGCTGTTGCCGGTCCAGGTAGCGCCGAATGCGTACTGGTCGCAGACGGGGCAGGGGCGATCGAGGACACCACGGGGTGGACGGGGTGCGCGGGGGAACCGGCCGCGGAGGTCGCGCATCATGTCGGCGACGTCTTCGAAGTAGGTCATGCCGGTGTCGTGTGTGGTGATGAGGTCGTGTCGGGCGAGCAGCCAGAGGGTGGCCTGCTGGGTGAGCGCTCCGGCACCTTCGGGGGTCGTGGATGCGCGGAAGCCAGTGATCTCGCCGTCTTGTGCCCAGTGGACCTGCATGGTCGAGGGCGGGGCGGTCTGGTAGACGCCCGCCCAGTAGCTGACCCAGTGCAGGAGTCGCGCAAAGACGTCGTCGGTGTCGTCGACTGCGTCGGCTCTTAGGGGAAGTGGTGCTGTCCTTGAAGCCGGTCGAGGCATCCCGTCGCTGGCCCCGCCGAGTCCGGGTGTGATGAGTGTGCGGACGTAGGCGATGAGTCCCGGGGCCTCGACGAGGCTGCGGCGAGCGCGGGCGGTGGCGAGGTGGAGGTACTGGTCGGGTGTGAGCTCAAGTGCGTCTGGCTGGTTCATCGGGTAAGTGACTCCTTGCGGGGCATCTCGAGTCGGATCTGCCCAATAGGGTTGAAGGATGGGGTGTGATAGTTCGCGCTTGGTTCGCGCGTTGGAAGAGGTTTCGCGTCAGCTGGAACAGCAACCGAGTTGGTTCGACTGGGTCTCGCTTGTCATGGTTCCGGCCATTGTCGGTATGGCGTCGTTGGCTATCGGTTTTGGTGCGTGGCGAGTGGCTCGTCAGTCGCATGCTCTTGCGAGGCAGATGCGTGAAGAGAGCGAAGCGGCTCGTCTTCGCGCGGAGCGGCAGGATTTCGCCGAAGATGTGAGCGACTACATCTTTCGGGCCTACCGGGAACGGGCCGCGAATCAGTTGGCTTCGTCGAGCGCCGACAAAGCGGCGACGCTGACGGCGAAGGCCTTTGCCATCGAGAGCCCGAATGCGTTGCTGCTTGTGGCAGCCGTGCAGAGACCATTCGCCGAGGCGGGATCCAGCTCGATGGACGCACTCGGCGGAGCCCTCGTGGCGCGGAATCGCGCACAATTAACGCTAAGATTTTGGGTAAAGGATCCGTCCAAAGTAACCGAGCTCGAATATGAGCAAGAACATAGTTAGTCAGAGCATGTCCTTCCGGTCGTTGTCCTCAAACGGTTGATTTTTGACTCTGATTTGCACGAAAGATCATTAGATCTGCCGCAACTTCTTGCTCTATGCCCCTACGCCTCATGCCGGCATCCATGGCATTTCGCCCTCGACGCCGCGCCGGAGGCGTGTGGGCCAGTTCCGGACGTCTCGGTCGCCGCGCCAGTGGACAAGGGTGGCCATGTCGTCGTCTTCCTCCATGGCGCGGAGCCCGAGTCCGAACTCGGGCCAGCCGAGGAGTTGCGAGGATCCGCGTGGCCTGAGGTCGCGCTCACCGCCGAGTGATTTGGCGTGCCCGGCATGCGCTTCCATGAGCAGGGCGACTCCGCGTTCGCGGAAGCTGTCGAGCGCCATGATGAGCGGTGCTGCGTCGTCGTCGTTGTTCACGGCTCCGTCGAGCAGTTTGTAGAGCGGTCCGATGTAGAGCACTGAGGGCTTGAACTCGTCCATCAGCTTGTGCACGTTGTCGACGTCGGCCTGAAGTTTGAAGTTCAAGCGTGTGCCGGCGCTGACGAGCACGTTCTCGCCGGGCTTGCCGCGGCCGTGTTGGCCGGTCAGCGCGGTGACGTACCTGGTGTTTCGTGCCCACTGCCGTTCGGTGTTTTCTGCGTCGATGACGAGAACGCGTCGGGGTTCGATGCGCTCCGTGACGCGGAACGGATGGACGCCGGCGGCGATGCTGATGGCGAGCTGGCGAGTCAGGTAGGACTTGCCAGCGCCTTCGCCTCCGGTGAGGATCAAGCGATCCTGTACCTCGAGCAGCCCCTCGACGAGCCAGTCATACGTGACGTCCATGGCGAGGATGTCACGGAGCAGCTTCGGGTTCAGGGCGACGGCGTGTGCTGCGGACTGACGGTTCCGGGCTTCGGTCTTTGCTCGTTCGTATCGGATCAGCCCTTCGACTTCACGTTCGAACTCGGGGTCGATGGTCTCGACGGGAGCGGGGAACTCTTCGGTGTGGAACTCGTCGAGGGTGTGGCCGCTGCCGATGTGGTCGGCAGCGTCCTTGCCCTCAACGGCAGTGAGCAGCTTGACGGATGCGGCCTTGCCCATGAGGATCCCGGCGACCTGCTCGGCGTGTTTCATGCCGGCATCGTCGAGGTCACGCACGATACGGACATGCTTGCCGTGCAGCGGCGTCAGGTCGAACATGTGGGCTTTGCCCGCGCCCATGGCCGTGCACGTTGCGGTTGCCCCTGCGGCTTCGAGCGCGTGGACGTCCTTCTCGCCTTCGACGAAGAACACGACGGACGCTGCGGCCAGCTTGTCGGCGCGGTAGAGCTGGGTGCCTTTCGTGTTCCCGCTCTGGCTAAATTTCTTAAGCGGGGACCGGTGCACCTGCCTACTGTCGCCGTAGGTGTACGTAACCCCTTTGGGCTCATCGAACAGGTCAGCCATCGACAGGCCTAGAGCGTCGAGAACCGTGTCGGTCGGGTCAGAGTGCGAATACAGCAGCACCTGCCCGCCGATGTCGGTCAGGGTGACGGACAGGTCAGCGTTGGAATGGCCGGGTGCCTGGATCTGTGCTGTCTTGCCGTTGTTCTTCGTGCGCAACCCCAGCCCGTTGGCTGCGTCGATCACGCGGTCATATGCCTTACCCATGTCGCCTCCCTTCGGCGTTGTCCAACGCCTCGAACAGCAGCCCCGACAGGCGTACCGCTTCTCTCCTCTGGCGGTCGCACTCCTGGCGCGCCTGGTCGCGTTCCTCCCGCGCGACGCTCAGCGCCCGGCTCACGCCCTCAACTCCGGCAGGTCGGTGTCCGGCACGGATTCGATGACATCGACCGCCCAGCGCTTGCCCGCGGGCGGTGCGGGGTGAACGCCGTGAATCTCTTGGTGGCGCTGTCGAGCGATGCACTTCTGCTGGATCAGGTGTCCCGGCTCGAGGTAGATGCCAGGGTTGTTGCGACGATGCGCGATGTGGGCCTGTTCGGCATCGGCATAGCTCATGTCTGCAAGAACGGCCTGCCACGCTGCAACGGTCAGATCACTGACCGTTCGCGAGTCGATGGCTGCTACCTGGATCAAGAGCGCTTCGGTTTCCATGTGGTTCATTGGGGGATCCTCCGTACTTGCGGGTGAAGTTTTCGAAAGCGACATCGGCAGCGGTCCGCTTCTGTGCGCGGGGGGCGGGACGGGTTGCATCTGACGCGCTGCGTTGCTGTGCGTAGACGGCCTCCTGTTTCAGCCAGTTCGTGAATGCGGCGTTCCAGTTCTTGAGCCGTCTGACGTTCCGGTTGGCGTGCTCGATGAAGCGCGCTGCCTGGCGGTCGACGTCGATGTGCAGCGACGTCGCTTTGTCACGGTGCTTCTGATTCGGTGCCCAGTTAGGGCGGATCAGAAACCCTCCGTCGTCCGATTCATCGGGCGACAAAGGTTTTTCTGTAGATGTAGCTGTAGATGTAGTTGTGCCGGACCCCCTGTCCGACGGGGTAGGGGAGGGGGTCCTATAGGGGGTGGGGGAGGGGGTGTCGTCTCCGAACAGGGGCGACGGGAGTTCTTCGTTAGGCACTCTCAGTGCCTGTGTCCGTATGTCGATCTGCGTTCCCTTGAGGAGCGTCGTCAGCTCGCTTCGATCCCACGGGTTGAACTTCTTGGTGATGCCATCCGGGTACTCAGTGCGGAGTCGATTCGCCTCGTGCGCGATCACTCCAAGTAGCAGCGGAGACGACACCGCGGCATAGTCCCGCTTGATCGTGGCGAGCATGTTCGGGTTGGTAAGGATCCCGTCGTGCCGGAAGAACGACCGCACCAACACCTCTTCGGTGTCTTCGTCGAGCACGAGGAAGAACGAGTTAGTCAGCTCCGCGACGAGTTCGCGCAGGACGGCTTCAGTCATCGTTGTGGTGACTCTCAAGATGCGCCGGGGACGCCAGTCAGCCACTCCAACGGCGTTCAGTGTTCCGTGTGTCAGGACGTAGTTGTAGAGCCACTGCGCACCGAAGCTGAGCTGTCGCCAGTCGTCGTCCGACCAGATATCGGTGCGGATGTTGGCGCGGTCACGTGGCATCGGTTCGCTTACCTCCCTTGGTGACTGCGTTGGCGAGGTTGGCGGCGGCGTACTCGAGGTGCGTCGCGACGGACTCGGGAGTGATGCGCCCGGCGGCGGCGTGCATCGCGAGTTGCAGCACGCTCTGCATGGCGAGTGCGATGCGGTAGCCGTGGCGGCTGGTGTCGACGCCGATGTCGGCCATGAGGTCGCCCGGCAGGTAATCGCGGCTGCTGGACTGGATAACTTTGGACAGGGCGTGGACAGCGTTCTGCAGTTTGTTCCCGCGGCTGGCGTGTTCGCTGCTGAGGCAGGGGAGCAGGGCGATGGCTTCGCTGGCGGTGTCGGCTTCTTGGGTGCAGCCGTTGTCGCACCATGCGGCGGCGCGGACGTCGGCGGTGGCAATGCGGCCACCGATCAGGCCGTGGGCGGTAGTTGCGACGGTCATGCTGCACCTGCCTTCGTGGTGCCGGCGGTGGCGAACACGTCGCTGAGGTTGAGGCCCAGCACGCGCTGCAGGATCACGGCATCCCACGTGGACAGGCGCAAGCCGGCGAGGGCCATCAGCAGGCGACCGGGGGTGAGGTCGTTCTGACGTTCGATGGCACGCAGGTCGGCGATGTGCAGGTACTTCGCTCTGGCGGCTCTGCGCAGCTTGCGGGCGATCGTGAGGCGGTAGGCGACGGAACGGAGGATTGCGGCGGGGGTAGGTGCGTTCACGGGTTGACTCCAAATGCTGAGAGCAGCGCGGGGGCTGCGGCGTTGATGAGTAGCAACACGCCGACGACGGTCCAGAGGTCACGCACTGCACGAGCGGCGCGTGTGAGCGGCTTGATGAGGTGCGCCTGTCGGCGTTCGCTTCGCGTCAGATGAGACGTCATGGCGCGTGCGACGTGCTGGCTGTGAGGATCGTCCTCAGCAGGCGAAACACGACAAATTCGCTTGGGGCGATAGTGGCGGTCTCAACGCCGCCGATGAATGCGACGGTGTACCCAGAGCTTCGGGAAACGTCGTGGGTAGAGAGCCCGTACTGTTCGCGGACTTGCCGCAGCATGGGACCGACGGGGTCTCCGCCGTTCTTAGCTGGTTGGTCGTTGCGGATTCGAGCCTCCGGGACGGGCCTCGGTGGAATGCCTCCGCCGGTTCGTATGACGACGGACCTCATGCGGCACTCGTCGTGAAGCTCAAAACTTGGTTTCGAGCGTTGCATTTGGATATGGTGGCCATGTGAAGACATCCCTCCGGGGATAGGGCCTCGGCGGTGGTAGGACACCGACCGGGGCCATTCGTATGTTCTGGTGGTTGCACGTTGTGATCGCTTAGCTCGTGTGCGGGCACCTGCTTCTCAGGCCATCTGTGCGTCATGCTCTTCGACAGATCCCGACCTCTTGGCTAAGGCCTCGACGTGTTTTCGTCGCTTCGCCCTCGCTAGGCGCAGGGCGAAGTCGACTCTGTTGCCTTCCTTGAAGTGGTGAAAGGGCAGGCGATCCAGGGCGCGACAGCTAGTGACCTTGTGGGGCGGGTCGTCGCGGCTCGCTCGGGGATAGGGGAGAGCTACTTGCTACGCGTCCTGGAAAGCGGCCTCGATGTACGCAGTCACGTCGTCTTCGCGAAACATCACTCGGCCCGCAACCTTGGCTGATTTTGGACCGGTTCCGGCATGCCGCATATAGCGCACCGCTGCCGGCGTGCGTCGAAGTAGTGCTGCCACCTCTTCGATCGTCAGGAGCTTGGACATGTCTTGCCTCTCGCGTTGGATTCGATTAACAAATCGAGCTGATGACTATCGACCATACATGGGCTTTCGTAATCCGTCCACATGCGATTCAGAGCGTGTTGGAAATTATGGTCGTTTGCCATATGCTGGTGGACATGGCCATCAGTGACACTCAGATCGGACGCAACCTCGCGCGACTACGAGGTCAAATGACCCAGAAAGAACTCGCGGAAGCAATGTCCTCTCGTGGGTGGAAGTGGTCTCAGACCACGGTGCATACCGTCGAGCAGGGTAAGCGGCCACTCCGCCTGGCAGAGTCTGAAGACATCAAAGAGATAATCGGCACGGCATGGCCACTGACCCTTGCCGACGGCGACACGGCCCTCGTGAGCGCATCGCGTCGGATGAAGGACGCTCATCAATCTCTCGAGGAAGCGATCGAGCTTTTTCTCGATACTCAAGAGGAAATCAGCGCCATCCTTGGGGACGGCGAATCGGATCGCGTCCGGGAGCTTATGGGTGGCTGGCTCGACCTCACGGTCGAAGCCACCGTTGAGCACGTCCGTAAGCGCAGGGCGCTGCAGAATGAGGCCGAGAACGCCCTCTGGGATGACAACAAGGCTGAAGATGGCAAGCATCCAGAAGCGCCCTAG